CGCGAGCAACCGGTCCGAACGGGCCGAGCGAACGGCGCGCAACAGGCGCGCACCCACGTAACCCAAGCGGCAGCAACACCGGGCCTGCAAGAGTCACGTGTTCAGTTGGCGACTGCCAACCTGCATAACGCTCAGCTGGCACATGCGAACAAGCTGCTGCTAAGGACCGACATGTCGTCGGAGCAGAAGCGCCAGGCGTTGCAGCGGCTGACCAAGGCGAAGACCCTCCATGAAGTCAAGCTGGTGTACGAGAGCGTTGTAGAGCTGCTCGGCGGTAGGACACAGCTAAGTGAGAATCGTGCTGAGCGAAGGATCATCGGTTCCTCATCGAGGACAGTTGGATCTGGCGCATCGACGATGTCAGAAGGCATCGATGCTGCTCGGTGGAGCACGCTCGCTGGCCTGACAAGCTAACGGAGACACGAAAAGTACCATGAGCGTTACAATTGAATCGCTGCTCTCGGGCATCCGTGAGAAGCACATTGGCACCGAGCGTAAGCGTCTGACCGAGAAGTGGTCGCGCACCGGCCTGTTGAAGGGCCTTGACGCAACGCAACGTGAGAACATGGCGCAGCTGCTTGAGAACCAAGCTGCCCAGGTCCTGCGTGAGGGTGCCGTCGCGCTGTCGACCGGTGGCGCGAGCATGACCAGCACGGGACAGATCAACGGCTTCTCGAACATCGCGTTCCCGATCGTCAGGCGCGTCTTTGGCGCTCTGGTCGCGAACGAGCTGGTGTCCATCCAGCCGATGAGCCTCCCGTCAGGCCTCATCTTCTACCTTGACTACACGTACGGCAGCAATGTCGGTGGCGAAGCGGGCCTAGGGCTCGATCCGAACTCGACGGCAGAGACGTACCAGCAGGGACAGTCGCTCTATAACAACCCAGCCGGCAAGGGCATCCGCTCTGGTTCGCTTGCGTCAGGCGGCCTCTACGACCTGGTGAACGTTGGTTACAGCCGCGTTCACACCGGCTCGCATAGCCTCTCCGGCTCGTCGCTTAACATCGGCGCATGGACCGCAGCTGGCGAGGTGTGGGCCGCCGGCGGCGTTGTCCGGACGGAAGATGACCTGAGCGGTTCGAACGCTCGCTTCATCAACTTCGACCCGCAGCTGACGGTCGACGTGGCGAACAACGTCCTTGACTACACGTTCGTGCACCTGAACATCGCATCGATGCAGGCGCTGATCCCGGCTGGCGATTTCCTGTCAGTCGAGCAGATCGCCATCACTGCGTTCGCGACGAACAACGGCGCGATCGAGTGGGGTGAGGCGTACCAATCTGGCAAGGGTATCCTTAACCTTCGCCGCCTTAACAAGCGTGGCGATTGGAACGGAGCGCTCTTCACGCCGAACCCGCTTAACGGTGGGTGGGTGCAGGTGGTCATTGCGCTGACCAACGGTCTCGCTGTCCCAGCGATGGGCACAGCAACGTCACGCTTCAGCATGGCGATCGCTGACCAGCTGCAGGCGGGCGATTCCGTCGGTTCGACGCTAACGATCCCGTCGTTTGAGTCCGACTTCGGGACAAACCCGAGCCCGACGATCCCAGAGATCGACATCAAGATCGAATCGATTCCGATCACCGCTACGACGCGTAAGCTGCGCGCCAGGTGGTCGCCAGAGCTCGCACAGGACCTCAACGCATACCACTCGATGGATGCCGAGGTCGAGCTGACGAGCATCCTGAGCCAGCAGGTTGCGCTTGAGATCGACCGCGAGATCCTTAACGACCTCGTGATGCAGGCCAACGGCGCTAACATGTACTGGAGCCGCGCCCCGGGCCGATTCGTCAACAAGCTGACGGGCGCGCCCGTCAACCTGGCGAACTCGCTAGCGATCGGTCCGCACTTCACCGGTACGGTTCGTGAGTGGTACGAGACGCTGATCGAGACGATCATCGACGTTGGTAACACCATCCACAGGAAGACGCTGCGTGGCAGCGCCAACTTCATCGTGGTCGGTCCTGACGTCGCGACGATCCTTGAGGCCTCGGTGTGCTACAAGCCGAAGCTGACGATCGACTCGCAGGGTCAGGTTGCGAGCCCGTTCTCGATCGGCTGCGAGCAGATCGGTACTCTAAGCAACCGCTTCACGGTCTACAAGGATCCGTACTTCCCACGGAACAAGATCCTTGTCGGCTACAAGGGCGGTAGCTACCTGGAGACCGGTTACGTCTACGCTCCGTACGTGCCGCTCATCGTGACGCCAACGATCTTTGCGCCTGAGGAC